TGAAGTCTGCTACCTGACGCAGTGCCGCCCTAATCTTCACCGCGTTCTTTGCCGCTAAGCGCCCATCTGCCTCAAGAGCGCCCCTAATCATGTTAGATAAGCCTTAGCCAGCGCTCTAGCGGTATCTAAATCACCATCAAAAGCACAACGGTTGAGCGCATCTCCCACAATTGGATCAAGTGATTTGAACTCAAACAATCTTGCGCGCTTACCCTTAGCCGCCCATTTCATAAATGCTTTTACTTCAGTCACTTCATCTTCTTCAGGCGCTACCTCTGTTGAAGGCTTTTGCTCAAGAGGATTTGGAGTTGTAGGTTCATCAGGTGTTGCATCAGGGCCGCTTAGTGTTGGCGCTGTTGCCGCACTAGCCGCATCAATCAATCCGTCAGGTGAGAACAAAAGAACGCTTGAGCCTGCAACCATGATTGGCATGTCAGCCTGTGGTGTATCAAGCAACGGCAGACCAAGTTCTGATCTGCGCTCATTGATTGACTTACCGCCTGAGCGTACTTCAATCTCATTCTTGCGAGCGTTTTCTTCATTGTCCAAACGCTTTGAAGTCATAAGTTTGAATTCAAGTTCACGCGGCATACCTAAGTATGTGTAAGAAAGATTTGTAAGTTGCTTTGAGATCCAGTTAGCAAGAGGCCCAATACCTAGCGCTTCACCGTTTTCTGCTTGTCCTTCTGAGAAGCCAGCCCCGCCTAAACCGCCCTTTGGTGAGAAACCAATTTCCGCAGGTTGCACACCAAAGTGTCCGCAGATAGAAGTGATTAAGTAATCATCAAGTGTGTCTTTGAACTTCTCGCCATAACCTTCATTAACGATAGGTGAAAGACCCTTTGGCAATAGGCGAGCGCGCTTGCGTTGCTCTGTCTGTCCTGCAAGATCATCATTGAGAATACGCTCATAAGCAAGCAAGAGGTCAGGGTTAGTTCCCCAATCTTCATCAGTTGTAAACATAAGTTCAGGCAATACGCCATCTGTGTATTCTGCTCTGATCCATTGTTGGCGGCGCAAATAAATATCAGCCAGCGGAAGCGCTCGCTCTACTGGGCTAAATCCGTAAACAGTTGTTGAACGGCGATTGCGCACCATGTAAGCCAACTGATCAGAAGTAAATTCACCGTCTGCTTTTGGATCTTCCTCTGTTGCAGAAAATTCTGAGCGTGGGAAACCATAAAGGATCTGTTGGAACGCCGCGTTAGGTGGCATTGGGCGCATACCGCGGTCATCAATAAGCGGCTTAATTGTTGAACCATCAAGGATTTGGAAACCGTAAAGATCTCCGCCTACTGTTGGTTGTGGGTAAATAGCAAGTGCATCAATTACAAGAATGTCCTCAATCGCAATGTTGATCCAGTCTTGCCATGTGTATCCGTTTGCCTTGTCAGGGTTTTCCCAAAACTCACGCAAGCGGTTAATTTCATCTGTGTACTTTTGGCGGGCTTTAGCCATAGCGCGCACATGATCGCCACCTGACTCAGCCGCAATTTTCTCTGATGCGTCTGAACCTAAAACAATGTCAAAATCTAAACCGTTCATCTTTGATTTAGTTACTTCAATGCAACGGCGCAAAATATCAATACTGTCACCGGCGGCGCGTAATGTTGAAAATGGAACTAGGCGCGTTGGAACAATGTTGATGTTCTGCGCAACCTGGTATTCATAACGGCGCGGTTCAGGGCGGCCTGTTGCCGGATTAACTGGGTTAATTGCACCAGGGATAATTGGATTGCCTGGGCCAAATGGAACTGTTGCGCTAAATGGTGCGCGTGGGAGTGCGACATTGTTGCCGTATGTCTGTTGCATTGCTAAACCGCTTTGTGCCATCAATGCGTCAGTGCCAATTGTTGTAGCACCCGCAGGCAGGTTAGGGCCTTTTTCAATGTCTTGAGTTGCTAATGCTCTTGCGATACGGTCACGCAGACCCATGCGTATCTCCCTTGTTATGCCCCTTGTAAATCAGGCTTGTGTCAATGATAGCGATTTTCTCAACATCATGTATTGTAAGGATTATGAACTTAGTAGAGAAGGCAGTTCAACACGGTGGCAAACTTGCGCCCTTAGTGATCCCTCACGGATTAACTAGCGGTACAGGGCTAATGAACCCATCAATCTTTATTGATGACAAAGGCAATATCCTGGTGAACCTACGCCATGTGAATTACACGCTGTACCACGCAGAAAATGAGCAGAAGTTTCCTAGCCGATTTGGGCCACTGTCATACCTGCACCCTGAAAAGGATCGCCGCTTAGTTACGGTCAATTACTTGTGCCGCCTTAATGATGATCTTGAGATGACTCACCACGCCAAAGTGGATACATCTGAATTAGATGTTGAACCAATTTGGGAGTTTGTGGGTGAAGAAGATTGCCGCGTTGTGCAGTGGCTAGATGATTATTACCTAGTAGGCGTTCGCCGTGACACCACAACCAACGGCGTAGGGCGTATGGAATACAGCCGTATTGAGATTGACTGGGATAATTGGGCGGTCAAAGAGGTTAGGCGTGTGCGCATTAAAGCGCCTGCCCCTAATGAGTCTTACTGTGAGAAGAATTGGATACCAGTCTTAGATAAGCCATATCACTTCATCAAATGGACTATGCCAACAGAGTTAGTTTACGCAAATCCTTTAAGCGGGGAATGTGATCAGGTATTTCTAAAACAAACAGCCATACCTTACAAAGATCAGCGTGGATCTAGTCAGGTCATACGGTGGGGCAACATGTATATCTCCATTACGCATGAGGTGGACTTGTTTAAGAATTACCTCAAGCAAAAAGATGCTATTTACCGCCACCGCTTAGTTGTGTGGGATCAGGAACTAAATGTTGTGGGGATAAGTAAAGAATTCTCATTCTTAGATGCTCGCGTTGAGTTCTGTGTAGGGGCGGCGGTTCACAAAGGTAACCTTTTGGTGTCTTTTGGCTTTCAAGATAACGCCGCTTTTGTCTTGCAAGTGCCTAAGTTGGTAGTGGAAGATCTGATTATGGAGGCATTAGCGTATGAGAATTGAGGAATTAGTTGTAGAACTATCTAAAGATCCATTTAATCCAGCGCTTAATTTTGATGTGGCGGTGGAGTATGAGAAGCAAAACCAAACAGCCTCAGCCGTTTCTTTCTATTTACGCACCGCAGAATACGGCCATGAGTCACACCCCACCCTGGTTTATGCGTCATTATTAAAAACCGCCCATTGTTTTGATGATCAAAATGACCGTCAGGCAACTGTGAGTAATTGTTTATTGCAGGCTGTGGCTTATCTGCCATACCGTCCTGAAGGTTACTTCCTTTTAGCGCAGTTTCATGAGCGTTTAGAGCAATGGCAAGAGTGCTACACATGGGCAAGCATTGGATTGCATCAACATCTTCACTCACCGCTTCCTATTCATGTCGGTTATGAGGATCGCTATGTATTGCTGTTTGAAAAGGCAGTAAGCGCCTGGTGGATTGGGCGTAAAGAAGAAAGCCTTGAATTACTTCATAGGTTAAATAAGATGGAACTAGATCCTGGCTACAAAATAGCAGTGCAAAACAACATTGAAAGGCTTGCTAATGATCCTGTTTGATATTGGTGCTAATCGTGGTGATGCAACGCTTGCAGGGTTGGAACAGGGATACCGCGTAATAACCTTAGAAGCGGCCCCACGCGTTTATTCAACCCTTGTCAGTAACTTTATCTACAACCCTGATGTTGTGCCTCTTAGAATGGCAGTCAGTAACAAAGATGGCGAGCGCCTAAAGTTTTATGAGGCTCAAGAAGATGGGCTAAGTACACTTAATAAAGATTGGCTAACGGCAGAGAACATGCCATACGCAGGCAAACCTCACCGTGAGATTGAGGTAAACACAATCACCATTGATGCGCTCGCAGATAAATACGGCAATCCTGACTTAATTAAGATTGATGTTGAAGGTGCTGAATGGGCAGTGTTCAAAGGCATGACGCGCAAATATGGAACAGTGTGCTTTGAATGGACATTTGAAACCATGCGTGAGCATGAAGAACAATTAGATTACCTATATGAATTGGGCTACCGTGAAATGGCGGCTCAATACATTGTGAACCATTTAGACCAACCTCAAGCCTGGGGCGAACTGCAAAAGAACAACATCAACCAATTAAACGCCTGGCATCAACTCACATCAGATGAGTGGATTGATGGCGGTTGGAAAGTTGCAGGGCTAAGACCAACGGCTGATGTTGGCATGCTGTGGGTCAAATAGAAAACAGGATCTCTACTTCTTCCTCAGTTAAACCTAACTTTGCAATAATTTCTGCGCGTTGCAAAGCCCGTTCTTCTTGAAGTCTTTGGGCTTTTGCTAGTTCAATATCGCTTGCTTCTCGCTCTGCAATTTCTTGCGCGGTAAACTCACGGATTGTTTCTTCACCTGTTTGAATGTTTACTATCTTTTCAAAGTACATCATGCACTACTCGCATATACCCACACGCGGCCACCGTTATACAAACCATTGCTACACCTTACAGAAATACTAGAAATTGTAGAACTAGAGTTGTAATAACCGCCTAAACTGTAACCTGCTTGAATACTATCACTTGTAGTTCCAGGTTCTACCATTGAGTCAGATTTTATTGCTTTAACTCCTGATGTATTGCAACCTGTAATAATTGTGCAAGAACTTAGGAAATAACCTGTTCCTGTAGGTTGCTCACCTAAAGGAATTTCACTGCCTACACCAGTTGTACCACCAGGGCGCGGAGATCTGAAAACACTACCAGCGCTCCATGAAGACTCTCCATAAAATCTGCTTCCAAATACATAATAATTGTTTCCTGTGTCTGTATTTAATCGCAAAGAAGCCGATCCTGCAAAACCTGTACCGCCCGCAACAATAACCATAATTTTGTCTCTGCCTGAAATACCGCTAATTGTGATATTGCTACTACTACTCATTGCAGTTCCACCAGCATTTAACAGCACCCAGTTTGTAGCACCTGAAGCACCGCTAATACCTTGTGTTCCTTGTGTGCCAGTACCAGTAATTCCTTGACGGCCTTGAATACCCTGTGTTCCCTGAACTCCTTGTACGCCCTGTGTACCTTGAGCGCCGTTAGTTCCATTAGTTCCGCTAGTTCCTTGTGAACCAACTAAACCTTGAACACCAGTAGTTCCCTGCACACCTTGCACACCAGTATCACCAGTAGCACCCTGAGATCCAGTTAAACCTTGAATACCTTGTGTGCCAACAGTTCCTTGTGAACCAGTAAATCCTTGTGCGCCATCAGTACCTTGTAGGCCAGTTAATCCTTGAACACCTTGCGCTCCTGTTGTACCAGTTGCTCCCTGTGTACCAGTTTCACCTTGTATGCCTTGCAAACCCTCAATGCCCTGAGTACCAGTTGTACCAGTTGTTCCCTGGCTTCCTGTTGTTCCTTGAGCGCCTTCTAATCCCTGAGTTCCCTGACTACCAGTAATTCCCTGAACACCGTTAATTCCATCAGTGCCTTGCGCACCTGTTGTTCCTTGTGCGCCGTTTAATCCGTCAGTGCCTTGAACTCCCTCAAGCCCTTGAACACCTTGAGTACCTTGAGTTCCCTCAATGCCTTGTATGCCATCAAGTCCTTGAGAACCAGTTATTCCCTGAGTTCCTTCATGGCCTTGAATTCCCTCTAAGCCCTGAGTACCAGTTGCGCCTTGAATACCATCAAGTCCTTGAATTCCTTCATGTCCTTGAATTCCTTGAGTACCCTGCGATCCAACCAAGCCCTGCGTTCCAGTAGCGCCCTGTGTTCCATCATGACCTTGAATACCCTGCGTACCTTGAGCGCCTTCTAAACCTTGTAAACCTTCAGTTCCCTGAATTCCTGTAAGTCCTTGTGTGCCAGTCTCGCCCTGCGCTCCAACAGTTCCCTGAGTACCTTGCAAGCCAATAACGCCTTGTGCGCCTTGTGTTCCAGTTGTTCCTTGCGCCCCTGTTGTGCCTTGCGCCCCTTCAATTCCCTGAAGTCCAGTAGTGCCTTGTAATCCAGTTGTACCTTGTGCGCCTGTTGCACCTGTTGCGCCTTGAATTGCATAAGCAACTTGAGTAGCAGTAGCAATGATTGAAGGAATAGCAGGTGTTCCGCCTGTTGCGGCAGTGTGTTCCAAAATAATGTTTGCATTATCTGTTTGCCAATAGATTTCAACATAATCATTTGCTACATAATCATCTAAGAAATTCCATGCGGCAACAGTAAAAGGATTATTAGTGCTAACAGTAATTGCTGTATTTGAGTCAGGCACATAAGTACCATTTTTGCTAAACCATACTTGAACGGTATCGCCTGAACCGCCACCACCGTTATTATGCAGTTGCGCAGAAAATTGCAAATCATAAGTTCCAGTGTGTGCAAAAGTAATGCGGGTTAAATTAGTTCCATCACTTGCAACTGAAACTCCATTAGATCCAAAATCACCACGCAAAATCATTTTTGTTGCAGTATTTGCTGTGGCTGTTTGATCTAGTGAGTCATAGAAATTACCGTAATAAGTAACAGTTCCACCTGCACCAGTTGTTCCCTGAACGCCTGTGTTGCCCTGTACGCCCTGTAAACCTTGAACACCAATAACGCCTTGAATTCCTTGAACGCCTTGTGTTCCCTGTGTTCCTTGCAAGCCTTCAATGCCTTGAACACCTTGATCACCTGTTGCACCCTGAGTTCCTGTAAAACCTTGAGTACCAACAGCGCCTTGCACACCTTGTAAACCAGTAATGCCCTGAATACCGTCAAAGCCCTGTGTACCAGTGTGACCTTGTACGCCTTCTAAACCCTGCGCACCGTCATGACCCTGCACACCTTGAGTTCCTTGAATACCAGTTAAACCCTGTGTGCCTGTTGTACCTTGAGAACCATCATGGCCCTGAATTCCTTGAGTTCCTTGCGCGCCTGTGTGTCCTTGAATACCCTCTAAACCTTGAGCGCCATCATGACCTTGTATGCCTTGAGTGCCTTGAGTACCAACAGCACCTTGAATACCAGTTAAACCCTGAGATCCAGTTGTTCCTGTTGTTCCTTGCGCTCCTGTATCACCAGTTGTACCTGTATCGCCTTGAACACCTGTTAAACCTTGAGATCCAGTAACACCTTGCGCGCCCTGTGATCCAGTTGCGCCTTGCGTTCCTTGTGACCCAGTAGTTCCTTGAACTCCATTAGTACCTTGAGTTCCTTGTAAACCTTCTAAGCCTTGTGCGCCTTGCGCACCAGTAGTTCCTTGAGAACCAGTATGTCCTTGAATACCAATTAAACCTTGAACTCCATCAGCGCCTTGCGCCCCCGTTGTTCCCTGGTGTCCATCACCCTGAATACCTTGTGTGCCTTGAATTCCGTTTGTTCCTTGCACACCTTGAGCGCCAATTGTTCCTTGCGCTCCAATTAAACCCTGCGCACCTGTTGCGCCCTGTGTGCCTAAAATTCCTTGAGAGCCAGTAGTGCCTTGAGAACCTGTTGTACCTTGAACACCATCAAGTCCTTGCAAACCAGTTGTGCCTTGCACACCTTGCGCACCGATTAAGCCCTGTGTTCCTTGCGGGCCAACAATTGCGCCTACATTGATCCAGGCAGAACCATTCCAAACATAAAGATCGCCTTCATCAGTAACAATGTAAGCATCTCCAACATTTCCTGTTGGGTGTGCGGCAATTAACGCGGCGTAAGTTGGATAAGAACCAAGAATGTTTACGCCTGTACCGGTAATGCCTTGAACGCCTTGAATACCAATAGGGCCAGGTGTAGTAACAACAATTGTTGGAATTACTGGCTTAATAATGACTGCATTACAACCGCAATATGTACACATTATCTAGTCACCTGCGCAGACACATCTACTTGTCCTTGAACAACGCGTGTAACGCTTGCTCCTTGATAAATCTCAATATCATAATCATACGGCCCTTGATTAACCGCGCCTGTTTGTGCCGCTGTTGCATGTAAAGCAATGTTGCCTGTTGCACCTGTGATTGTGATGCCACCGTTTTCAGTTGTAAGAGTCAATACCGCTGTTGCACTATCAGGATAAGAGCGCATCTGCATCTTTGCTGTGTAGCCTGTTATATCTAATGGCGCTGTTGCTAAACCGCCTGAAATGTATGTGCCTGTTGCCGCGTTTGTTACTGTGAACTGTGTTGCGCTCGCTGTTGCAATTGTTACATTTTGCAAGTTATAGATGTATGGCATTACTTCATCAATAGAAACTGTTTGCCCTGCGCTAAATGAGTTAGCGGCTGTGTAAGTAACCGTTGTTCCGTTGCCAACTACATTTGTGATTGATGCGGGTTGCTTGTAAACAACATTTAGATCCCAGTCTGCGCCTTGATCCATTCCCAGGTTGTAAACAACAGCCATAATTATGCTCCCTGCGCTACTTCTGAATTTGTGCTTATCATAGCGGTTCTACATGCAGAGCAATGTGTAAATGATTTAGGCATTGGCAAGCCACACTTAGGGCAATGATTAGCAATAGCGTTAAAGTAATTACTGACTGTAACTTTTCCTAATAGATCGCTAAAACCCTGAACCATTGCATCAATGCGGTCAGGTGAGTTTGGTTCATCAACTGTCCAGGTACACATCTGATCTTCTAACTCTGCAAATTCTCCAATGTGGTGAATACGGCCCTGCTCATACATAGCCGCTACCGGTTCAGCGCGTAGTTTCTTACCCACATGGGCTCGCACTTCTCTAATTGGCAATGTTGGCCGTACTTGCTTTAGCACTGCGCCCACCATGTCACCGCCCTGGTTTACTTCAACCAAAACCGCATCTGCCTTATACGCATCAAATAGTTCTACTGCCTTTGTAGCCCACTGCAACGGTGATCCTCTAAATGAGTAATCTCCCATTACATAACCTTGCCCATCTGAAGTAGATCCAACTACAACAATGCCTGTTTCATCTGACTTCTCTGAGTTAGTTACGGCAGGATCAACGCTTACAACAATGCGCGCCATAGTGGGGGCTGTTGCAATGCGTGTGCGGTCAATTAAACCTCTAGTCCATAACGCGCCTTCAACATCATCAAGAATTTCTCCATAGAGTTCTTGCCTACCCAATCGTGTGCCGTTGTAGCGGGCTTGTAATTCCATCAATGCGCTAGGGGCTAGATTTGCGGCGTTATCAAATGTAGATCCCCTGGTAATAATCACTGAGCCGTCTGTACGCCCTGCCAGCATGCGTATAAGCGCTGTGGAGCGCGGTGTAGTAGTAACAATGACCCGCGGCTTCTTTCCCAGGCGTAAGCCAAACTGCAATTGATCCCAGGCATCTTGATAACGCCATGCACCTAACTCATCACACCAAGCGCCATGATGTTGTGGGCCACGGAAACGCTCAGGGTTATCTGCACTAAATAGTTTTATGCGACTGCCGTTCTTGAGCAAGATTTCACCAATAGAACGGTTGTAATTCTCAAGCATTTGGTAACGCTGTAAGACTGCAACAATGCCTGACTCACCCTCTGCACATGTATCTCTAGCATCTGAGAATGTAGGGGCAACTACTGCCCATCTTGTCGCAGGTTGAACAATTGCTTGCCAGGCTATTTCCTCAGCGCCTAATCTTGTTTTGCCAAATCCACGGCCTGCCATTGCAAGCCAAATGTTCCAATCACCTTCAGGCGGTAGTTGTTCCTTCCGCGCCAATTTGTTCTTCCATACCCAGCGGCTCGCCTTGATCCGTGAGTTCTGTGATGGTTGCAATGCCTCCAATTGTTGAGGCTTCAATAATTCTTGCGACTCGCTCAACTTCTCTGTCCAGGTCTGATCCGTCATAAGTAACCACCTCTGCTTGTACCTTCAATGGTGCATCTAAGCCCAATAACTTTGCGCGCTTATCAATTACGCGTAGAACAAAATCTGCCGCTCTTAAATTACCGTTCACCGCAGGTTGCCAGTAAGTGCGTTGCAGGTTATCCAAACGATCTAGTTCCAATTCACGGTGTTCTTCTATCGCCGCAACAGGGTGACGCATGAGAGCGCGCTTGTAAGCCTTAACGACTCCAGCAATGCTCATATCCACCATAGTTGCTATCTCACGCCACACATAACCTTCATGGCGCAACTCAATTATGGTTGTTTCTTTTTCTACTAATTCACGCGTATTTTCTACCATAATGTGTTGATGTTAATGTTCTAAAAACTTTCCTGCAAGTTGAAAGAACAAAACCCACACTCAGTTAAGAATGTGGGCTGTGTCCAGCACTCAATCCCCACGGTGGGGATCAGGTACGCGTAACTTATCGGACTCCTAGTGACATTGCAACTACTGCAATAAACAGGCTTAGGACAATAAAAAGGATTACGCCATCAACAGGTGCATTGTTCATGTGTACATTTCCTTTCTTGTCGGCTGAGGATCTCATCTAACAAAGCCTCTATTTCTTCTTCTTTCAAGGCTTACCTGTTCTCACTAAGTTGATACGAGCATCAAGCAATTCATCTAATTGTTCTGTAAGCATCTCTTTTTTGCGCCAATCCATGCGGTTTCCATATTCATCTGTTTTCAGCATGGCGTAAACATGACTCAGACATTCATCTATCTGAGCCACGGTTACTTCTTCTTCAATGACGATCACATGAAGATGTTAGCCTTGATTACGCTCCATGCGCTTTAAAAAGTAGTTCTCAACATCTGTTTTTGTATAGAACACATTACGGCCTGACTTCTGCACCCATGTAAGTGTCTTACGGTGTTGAATCTGCCGTAAGTTATTTAATGTAATTCCCAAGCGCTCGCATACCTCTGCCGCGCTCATTAGATCATCTACCATGGTGTTGCCTCCTTAGTTGCAAACTGTCCTGTCTTTGGCTTTCCAAGTTTAGGAATTAAACCTACCTCTTTAGCGGCAATCTCCATTGATGTTTTTTCATTGCCCTCTTTGTCAGTGTAAGTTTTTTGCTCTAACTCACCAACAACTAGAACGCTGTCACCTTTTCTAAAAGTATCTGCAATTGCTTCAGCCTTTGTGCCAAATGCAACAACCTTAAACCACATTGTTTCGCCATCTTGCCACTCACCAGCAACTTGTTTGCGTGGTGTGTAAGCCAATGAAAAATTACAGTATGCGGTGTTGTTTTTAGAAAACTTTAGATCAGGGTCACTGCCTAAATTACCTTTTACACTTATGTTCATTAGTCACCTTCCATCATTACGGCCTCAGTGCCGTCATTTTGTAGTAATACAATTGAACCATCAGGCTTCACAAAAGGAAATTCATGTGGCTCTCTGTAAGATGGCACAATCCAACCCTTTTGTTCTGCGCTTGCAGGCTTGAGGTGAATACTATCGGTTTTTAGATTATGGCAACCGTGATGGATCAAGATGAGGTTAGAAACAGTGTCTTTGCCCCCCCTAGATTTAAGTTTGCGGTGATGTAAAGCCATGTTTTCAGGCAAGCCTGGACCACCGCATACTTCACAATAGCCGTTAGCCCTGTTAATTACGGTAGCAACAACCTTCTTATCAATCGCCATCTTCTTCTTCATCTTCCCATTCAGTAGGATCTACCGTAGGAAGATCAACGCGTAAAGGCAGGCCAAAGGGTGATGTGGTCATTAGTACCAACCTCCATGCATGTCAGGGCCAGCCTGTTTTTTCCAAAATTCCCAGGCGTTGCAGGGAGTTTGGTAACGCTTATAGACATAGCGTAACCCAGCCTTGATCTGCGTGTGTGCATCTTTTGGCTTAAACGGGTATTTGTAGTTAGCCCAAGTGCTAGGCAAGAACTGAAACAGCCCAAATGCCCCTGATGAGCGGTTAAGAGCATTTACGCGCCACCCACTCTCCTTGTAGAGCAACTGCTCCAAGCAAGAAAATTGCTTTTTATAGTCAGGGTAACTTTTCTTCACCATTTCAAGTGCAATGACTTTTGGCGGCATTTGGTGCAACTGTATTTTTGGTGCTTGAGCCGCCGCAGGTGAAGCAAACACAATTCCTACCGCTAATGCGGCGCTTAAAAGGATCTGTGTCAGACGCTTCAGGCTTTAGCCTTTCGCCAACTTTCTACACACTTCGCAAGCGGCGTTACCATAAATCCAACTACCGCATAAACAACGATTAACTAAACTGTCCATTTCTTTACCCCTTTCAGGTTATTTTTAGGACTGCTCTATTTTATAGCAAATTTCACTAATTACAATGCCTAAAAGGGTCACAATAATTACGCCTACAATAAGCATCATTCTTCTTCCTCATCTTCTTCTTTAGGTGTCAAATTGATTTTGGCTTGAATTACATTTGCCCTGCTCAGTCTTAGTCCTTCAACAAAACCCATGTAGCGCTCACGGGTTTCAAGTTCACCTAACATCTTTGCCACATAAGGGCTTTCAATCCAGGTTGTTAAAACATCTTCTAATGGTTCAAGATGGTTTTTAATTACTTCTTCAGGTGTCATTTGCCTACCACGCCATCAATCATTGCTGAGCATGATCCGTAGCCCAACCAGTTGCCTTGATCGCCTACATAACAAATATCAGCGGTTGCTGTTGTAAACCAAATAGTAAATGCCAACACCATTAGCCAAATAACTAACCAACCGCGTGTTGTGATTGAGTCCTTAATCTTCTTTTCCATTGCTTGCCTTCCTCCTAAAGTATTCGTTTTTACCGCACCACTCGCACTCGCTTAGTGGTTTTCCAAACCAATCAATTTCATAAACAATTACAAAATTAGCGGGTGATCCAAATGTTCCGCACCATACGCAACTAGGATCGTTGCTTATAGACATTGTGGATCTGTGGGTTCATGTCAGCCAACTTATCCTGAACCGCAAACAACACTTGTTCGCGTTGCATGCCATTGATCATTGACTGGCTTTTATTAGGTGGAATTACAAAATCATTTAACTCCACAGTTATTACAACTTTAAATTTCACTTTTTGCCTCTCTGTGTTCTCTGCACTCAGCACACCAGCAAATGCACTCAGGAAGATTTGAGTCAGAACTGATGCAGATAGGGTGAATGTTAGTAATGCACTTCTTTGTCTTTGTCTTGTACTGGTAGCGCACTCCATTTTCTGTATATCTAATTAACATTATTTTGCCTTTCCTGAGTAAAGAATTTCGCTTTTATCAACTGAAGCATCTGTGTATGAAAAATTGTAGTAAGCAATAATTTTTGTTGGGTAAAACCCAATTGCGTTTACTCCTTGTGATCGTAATTCTTCAGCATTTTTTCCTGAAATTTCTAACCACTTGTTTACTTTTTGATCTGCGGTTGCAGTTTTGCCACTTAAAAACATGGTAACTTTTGCAACTTGTATTTTTTTGCGTGTAGTCACTTGCAGCCTACTTTCTTTGGGGGCGTTTCCCCCTTACAAAGAAAAGATTACACCCGCAGGCAGGTATTTGGCAAAAAAAGTAGCATTTATTTGGTCAATTTCTTTGTGTGACTGGTCACACCCTACGCGGGCATTTTGGCCCACATTTGAACCCATAGCCCAGGGGTAATCCCATACTGCTTAGCCGCCGTCAGGCGTACAACCTGCCCATCATCACGGTAGGCAATGGCTGTAAGGCCGTCTAGGACTGCTCTGACCAGTTTATCTAGGTCAGGGGCAACAGATGGCTCAGGGCGGTTTACGGTCTTTGGGCGCATCATGGTAAAAATCATGTCTATTTCAACAGGTTCAAGGTGGGGTTTTGCCCCTGCTTCCCTAGCCCGCAAGGCAATCGCAGAACGCCACGCGGCCAGTTCTGAACCTTTGGCATGAATCACATGCCCATTGATGACTTTCATAGATCCTTGCGGAACTGGTTGGCCATCTACCTGAAAAGTAATCACCTAATCAGTGTAATGAGATCCTGCGCTGATGCAATTTGATCTGCACCAGTTTCATTAACGCCGTGAAAATCATAAACGCCAACATGATCAGGGCCTTGAATGTATTTCACCATAAGATCATGATTATTAACTAATAAATGATCACCTGGTTGCACAACTGCGGGATTAACTAATTGCTTAGTCATAGTTCCTCCTGTAATGGTTACATCAAGTGTAACAGTTACAGATAATGTTTGAGTTATTTTGTGAAACTCTTTCTCAATAATTCTCGTAGTTCTGCGGGTGGTGGAACTGCGCGTGATCTTTGTTCTTCCTGTTCCCTGAACCATTGTGCGGCTTCTTCCTTCTCTCGTTCTGACTTTATGCGCGCTTCCTGTAATTCTTTTTCTTTTTTCTCATCACTAGAAAATGCTTTGGGCGGTAAAGGCTCGTCAAGCCACCTGTGAGCGTTTAACCAGGTAGCAGGGTAGGCGGTATAGGTCTTAGTCCTGTTCGGGTCTAATTTGTACCTCTGAGCGCCTTTAATGATTATGTCTGCATCAGTTGTACGGGTCGCTTTCATAAAGGCTGTTTGCGCTTTACCCTTTCCTATCTTCAAAGGATAGATTTTCCAAAACTCATCAAACAATAATCTTTTTTCTGTTTCTGTTTCTGTTTCTGTTTCTGTTTCTGTTTCTGTTTCTGGTGTCGTTACAATGGCGTTACCTTTTTCTCTGTAACGCGTTACACGGTTGCGCACCTGCTCACGCTTTTCCTCAACCACCTTGCGGCTTGTTTGATGCTCGCAATAATCGTGGATCTGAATTCCGCCCTCAGTTTGTAGCCACAATGTAGCCACAATAAGTTCTTCTAACGCGTTGCCGTTATCCAGGCGATTGATTACAGCCTGCGCTAAAAATCCATCAGTCAGGTATTGGTTGGCGTAGCAAAGCCCTTCAATGTATAGGCGAAATGCCTTATCACTGAGTGGCAAAATCTTAGGGTTGTTGGGCAATGTGTCATCTAACTTTATCCAGGTCACTGCGCCTCCCCAACAACTCTTACTAAACGCTCAATAATCCATGACACTACTGGTACGGCTACCGCATTGCCTAATTGCTTGTATCGGTGTCCATCAGTTTGCCCTTCAGTCCAATGATCAGGAAACCCTTGTAATCTTTCGCACTCTAGTGGTGTCAATCTGCGCACCATTGAATTTTGCAAAACTGCTCCCTGCTTATCTACATCTGTGCCTGCTCTTAATGTTTGATTTGTTTCCGCTGTAGTGTGGTTGTAAGTGTCAAAAGCAATAACAACCCCGTGTCTCGCCTGTGATGATGCAGTCAATGTGTAACTAGGTTCATTCTCACCAAAAAATCCTGAACCTTTAGGCCCAGCCTCATCACTTCTTCCTATCATTGCACCGTGCATAGGGTAAGCAATCAATGTTTCTGAGCCACCTCCTAAATCTCCACCGCCTGCTCTGAGTGTTGCAGAAACATCATCATTTTCTGAATAGTTGCCAAAACTTGATGGACTAAAAACATTGAGACTGCGCAACCAACCTGCAACTGCCAATGTTGGACTGTGTTTTTCAAAAATTCTAATGCTTTCATTTCTAGTGGCTTGAAATAAAACAGGATTGCTTTGTGGTTCAATTTCTTCAGAGACAACAACATGACTTGATTTACTTGCATTGGCCCGCAAAGCATTTTTAACTTCAGACTCAGCCCAATTTTCTTCAAAAGCAGACTTGGGTTCAAACAAAACTAATTTGTTTTCCTCAACAGAAATTTGATCTATTCCTTTGTGATCTCTTGCTAGGAGTGTGCCAACCGTTGCAGGGCTTCCAGTAGTAGTGGTGGTAGGACTTTTGCGCGATTTTCCGCCCTGCGCAAGATACCCTGAGCGGCCTTCTGCGATAGAGAGTATTTCAGCAGGTGTTCCCCCGTTGTCTCCAAGACTGCCGACAATGAACACTCTACGGCGTCGTTGGGGTACTCCAAAGTGTTGAGCGTCAAGAACCCGATAGGCGAGCCCATACCCGCGTTGTGCCAACGCGGACATGACAATTCCCATGTCTGCTCCGCTGTTTGAGGAAAGTAATCCTGGGACATTTTCCAAGATAAAATACTGCGTTTTGGTTTCATCAAGGAGTCGGCAGATTTCCCAAAAGAGTCCTGATCTGTTACCTGCAAGTCCAGCGCGCTTTCCTGCAACGCTGAGGTCTTGGCAAGGAAAGCCTCCTGTAATAATTCCATTTCGCGGATCAAATCCTGCGTTGATAAGTTGTTCACCTGTTACCTCCTGTATGTCTCCGTAGATTTTGCTATTTGGAAATCTATTTTTTAATACTGATTGCGCATGCTTATCCCACTCAACGCTTGCAACAACCTCAATGCCATTTCTTTCAAGCGCTAAGTCAAAGCCGCCAATACCTGCAAACAATGAAACAGCCTTCACTTTTTACACTCCTTAATCATTTCCAATGTAATTCCCATTTGTTGTAATGCTTTTAATCCTCTAATGCGCTGATTTGGGTATTTCAACGGCTCATCAATGCTTGCTCTTTCTTGGCTTGTCATTGCGCCCCACATTCCATAATTTTCATTTTGGAACGCGTAGGTTAAACAATCTTTCCAAATAGGGCAAGAGACGCAAATAGATCGCACTGAATTGATGTGATCATAAGCATCAACAGATCTTTGTTCCTCTATGTCGTAAAAAAGATCTGTATGGACTTCTAACCGCTTACATTCTGCATCTTCCCAATTTACTTCTGTGTACTTGGGCAACCTTCTTCTCCTGTCGGATCGTAGTAGGGGCAGAAGTCTGCGCAAAATGCCAACGGCTTTTCAGGTCTAGGCTGTAATTGTTGTGCAACCATTTCACGCGTTTTTTCTAAATGTGCCAACGCTTGTAATGCAATTTCCTCATCATAAGGTTGCATGTACACCAAAATGTCAGACATTTTTCCATCACGGGGAATACCAA